GGATCCGGCGCCCCTGCCGGTCCCGGCGGAACCGGTCCGGCAGGTTCTCCACTGCCAGGGGAGCCTTCTCCTGGACGATCTGCCGGAGGTGCGGCTCCGACTCGATCTCCTCGACGGCCTCACCGACACGGTCAGCGATCTTCCCGAACGCGTCGTCGAGGGCCTTGCGGCGGCGTGCAGCCCGCTCCTCCTTGGTCTCAAGGTGGGGGCGCGCCTCCTCCGCTGTCTTCTTCTCGGCTTTGCGGCGCTTCTTCTCTGCCTTCTTCTCGGCCTTGCGGGCCTTCTTGGCCTGCTCCTTGGCGGCCTGCCGGCGAGAGACCTTCTGCTCCTCCTCGACCGCCTGGCCGGCCGCAGCCCGCCGGGCCGCCTTCCGCACCGACGGCGGGAACGTCCTCAGGTCGTGCTCAAGACTGTCCAGGTGCTTCCGCATGCCGTCCGGGTCCGGTGGCGCCTCCATCACGGCCCGGGCGACAGCCTGCCGGCCCGCAGCCTCCACGTGATGCTCCAGCACGCGCTGCACGGCGGCCTCGTTCCCTCTGCGCAGGCCACCGGGGACCTCCCGCAGCCCCTGCCGCAAAGCCCGCCGACTGTAGGGGGACTGGCGGGGCACCCACGCCTCATCACCGCCATGCTGCCGCGCCTGCCCACGCAGGAACAGGACACCAGCAGAATGGGCCAGCCGCCGGTGCTCAACCACCTCATGGAACAAGGACTCCGCCACAGCATCCGCGCCCGCAGCCGTGCTCTCCGCCGGAAGCGCCCGCAGCACAGAGGACGCCCTGCGGCGGAACAGGATCAGGATCGCGTCCAGGAGGGCGCGGAACACGGCCTCAGTCACGCTTCCCCTTCACCGGCCTCTCCTCCGGCTCCTCAGCATCCTGAGTCTCGTCCTCGTCATCCGCGTCCTCAGGGGCAGACCGGTCAGCGACACCAGCCCCAGCCATCTCATCAACCTCCTGGCTGCGAGCATCCTCACGCTCACGCTGCTGAGGAGACAGCATCATGAAGTCCCGAGCAGTCTGCGCAGACAGGACACCCTGCGCCTGAGCCTGCAAGGCGGACGCCATCATCGCCGACACCGACGGCGCCGCGGCGTCACGCCACTGCACCTCCAGGGCAGTCGGCTCAGCCAGGTCGAAGCCGCCCATCACACACACGGTACGGGCGATCCTCTCCAGACTGTCCGCGAACTGACGCTGCTTGTTCTCCGCCCTCGCGATCAGCCGGTCCTTCGCCACACGCAGCGCCTCCGCACTGGTCGGGTTGCTGTCGGCGGACACGCCCATCATCGACGGCGGGATGCCCGTCATCGACGAGATCTGGAGGGCGTAGAGCTTGTAGATGTTCTGGATCGGCGTCATGTCCACGCCGGTCAGCTGCTTGATGTCCGACCCCTCCGGGGCCGCAAGAATATTCCCGATGTACGCCTGCATCGTATCCGGCATACTGTCCAGGATCTGCGCCGAGTGGTTCCCGATGAGAAGGCGCAGGGGCCAGGCGGCGACCTCCTGGCCGACCTGGATGTTCGTCAGGGTCCGGGAGGCGGCGTCGATGATCGTCGCCATCTCCGTGAGCTCGCTGCGCCCGTACTTGTCCTTGATGCGGGCCCGGTTGTACATGGGGATGATCGACGGACCCCACGAGTCCAGGCGCCCGGACCCGTCGGTCAGCCACTCCTGAGAGGAGTCGTTGCGCTTGTAGAAGACGACGCCGTCGGGCAGGTAGTAGGTTGCGCCGACGGTATCGGCGTCCACGCGGTAGACGGCCAGGCCTTCCAGGAGGCGCCCTTGCCAGTCCGTGCGGACGCAGGCGTGCTTGGAGTCCAGGGCCCGCACGTAGGGGTACTCGGACTCCCCGTCCGGGGGAGACAGCACCCAGAACGCCGCCCCGGTCGCCAGGGCCTCCGAGGCCGCGAGGTTGAACTGGGAGTCCATGTCGTTGTGCTGCCACGTCTTCTCGACCCAGCCGATCGGCTTCAGGTCCTCCTCGCAGGAGGTGATGAACCCGGAGGGGATGAGGACCTCGGTGAGGACGTCGATCGCCATCTTCGCCCAGGGGGCCTGGACCTCCAGGACGCGGGCCTTCGGCGGCAGGGACACGCCGAGAGCGGCGACGCGGGCGTGCCCCTCGTAGTAGGCCTCCATGCCGCCCCGGGGGCGCAGGGCGCCGGACTCGAACGCCCTCATGAGGTTCTCGAAACTCATTACAGGTACGCCCTCCACTGTCCGACAGGCTGGTTCCTGGCCGCCCACTCCTTAGACGATAGGACGGCCCTATAGAGCATTCTAGCACCTATCATGCAAACCGCTAAGTCGATTTTCTTCGGGGACTTCGGGGACTCCTTCTTCACGCTGAACCGCCCCTTGAACTCGTTCACGCGGCAGTTCGACACGTGCTCGCCCATGTCGGCGGACCCGTCGTGCGTGAACGCCTGCTTCTGGATCTCGTCGTACGCGGTCTCAGCCGCCTCAGCGAACTGGTAGGCGTGCGACCGCATGTCCCAGGCGACCAGGGACGCCGACATGCCCTGCCCCCGCACCGCCGGGAGGATCAGACCGTCCCCGAGGTCCTCAGGCCACGTCGTCCTCGTGAACGACTCCCACTCGCGGACGTCGGCCCAGAACGCGACCACCTGGTAGTCCTCGAACGCTTTCCGGACGGCAGCATCGACCTTTGGTACGTTCACCAGGCCGGACGTCTTCTCCGGCGCCCAGTGGCCGATCTTGAAGATGTGCCCGTCCGACATGCAGCAGCCCACAAGGGCGGTGTGGTCGTTCGACCGGGAGCCGTCGAAGAACATGACGATCTCCTCCCCGGGCTCGTCCCCGTCGCGCTTCCGGACGACACGGTTCGGGTCGCGCAGGAGCGTCCACTCCTCCAGTGGCACCCACGCGTTGTCGGCGGCGTTCGGCCGGTTCAGGAAGAACCTGATCGACCTCGACTCCGTGTACCTGGGGGACCAGATCAGCGCTTTCGTCGCCTCCAGGTCCACCCATGGGCACCCCTCGTAGACGAACTCCAGGGCCTGCTGGAGCGGCACCATGTGCTCCGGCGGGTCATCCACCAGGGCCGCGTTCGGGGGCGCTATACGGGCGTCGTAGAGGATCTTCTTCCGGTTCCTCGTCCGCCCCTCCTCCTGAGCCACCCAGTCCTCGAACGTCGCTTCGGCCGCCGAGGACTCCCCGGGTACCCACGCGTTGCACGTGTGCAGTGTCCGCGCCCCGGTCTTGGCGGCGTTCTGCTCGATCGTGTTCATCAGCTCAGGACCGCCGTTCGACGGCACCCAGTGCTCCAACTCGTCACAGACAGTGAACGATGTCTCCCCGCCCTCCAGGGACCTGGAGGAGGAGGCCTTCTGCTCCAGCTGATCCCCAGACACGGAGTCCAGGAACGTCTTCCCCACCGTCAGCCCGTACCGGCGCGCGAGCGGGGACCCCTTGGCGGCGAACGCCCGCACCATGCGCATCGTGTTCTTCGTCTGCTGCTCACTGGTGGCGACGACCTGGATCCACGCCATCGCCATCGTCTTACCCTCCACACCCAGGGGCGAGGAAACGTCCCACCGGTCGAACCGGCAAGGGCCCAGCATCTCGAACATCGACAAAGCGGCGGCGAACGGGCTGTTGTGGGTCGGCTTGAGCGTCTCGCCTACGAGGTAGGTGCCGTCGCCGTCCACGCTGATGCAGCGGCCTAGCTGGTCGGGCGCCCGGGTGATGCTGCGGATCGTGATCGGCTGCGGCTTCCGCTTCTGCTCCTTGACGCGCTCGATCTTGCGGGGGAGTGTGAAGAGCCGCTGGTGCCTGTAGGGCTTGAAGGTGAGTCGGTACCTCTTGCCGACGACGCGGCCGTTGAGTGTCGCGTCCGATTCACGGACGTTCACCCTGACGCCGAGAGTACGGAGAAGCTGAGCGAACTGGTACGCCATCTCCTTGCGTACGGTGCACCATTCCGCCGAGCCGTTCCGCGCCACGTACCCGTCGGAGTCCAGGAGCCCCTGAGCAAGAGCGCGCCGCTGCTCGGCGGAGGCGTACAGGTAGACGTCGGGGATATGCTTGCGCCCGAGGACCCGTGCGGCGCCGAGGTCCGCAGCCCCACCGTAGAGGCGCCCTCCCCGCCCGTCTCGGCCAAACCTGACGCGACGGCCGCGGCCGTTGTCCGCCCTCACAGCAGTGAGATAGCCGGCCCGGCGAAGAGCAGCAGAAAGGTGGGGCTCATCCTCGTCCCAACAGGTGATGCGGCCGCTGTCCGCGTCTCCGTCGCCCAGCCAGTAGCCCAGGACGTACGGGTCTACGGGGAGATCGCGTTCGGGCATCTCAAGTACCGGCTGAGGCGGCAGAGCGTACTTCGTGACGTCCGGGCGAGTACACTTCGAGGACGGCGAGAGAGGCCGCTTGAACATGAGCCCGCTGTCCAGCATGTCCACGACGCTCCTGGTGACGCGCTTGCGCTTGGCGCCGCCGACGAACTCGTCCACGATGAATAAGTGGCCACCGGAGAAGGTTTCCGTGACGCCGTCGGAGAAGCGGACGTCCCACAGGTCGCAGTCATCGCGCTCCTCGTGGAGCCTGATGACCGTGGTCGGCTTCCCAGAGCCGGAGTAGATCTGGTCTCCGACCTTCAGCCGCCCGTGCGTGCTCCACCCCCTCGTCGTCAGGATGGGCGTGACGTGGGGCACAAGCTTTCCGCTTCCCTTTCCCAGGCGCCTGACCGCCCAGTTGTACACCCACGACCCGTCAGGATTCAGGGCATACATGTGCATCAGGAACTCGATCTGCTGCGGCGTCGGCGTGAACGCCTCACCCGCGCGCGGCCCGTTCGGCTGCCGCAGGTTGTCGATCATCCACGCCGCAGCAACCAGCCCCAGGGTCCTCTCAGGGAGTTCCCTGGGCATGGTGATCAGCCGCTCCCTCGGCGGCGCGTCCCACATAGGGTCAATGGCGGTGCGCTCCAAGTGCCATCATCCCCCGCGGTCAGCCGTTCGAGGCGCGTTTGGCCAGGAAGTCCTTCATCGCGACGATGCCGGCGGACTCCTCGGGCTCAGCCTTCGTGTCGCGCTCGATCTCGATCCTCGCCCGACGCCGGTCCCCCTCGGTCAGGAGGAGACCGGAGAGCATCTGGTTCAGGGAGGCGCGCATCACCGCGGACCGGTTCATGCCGCCGTACTTGTAGACGCTGATCTCGTCGCAGGCGTCGAACAGGAGGATCCAGTCCGACGGCTCGTAGTAGATCGTGTACTTGGAGTCCTTGACGGCCTGCCAGAGCGCCTTCGCGATCGGGTGCCACTCGGGGTCCGCGGTGGGCGGCTTGACGACGCCGTCCTTGACGCGGACGCGCTTGACTCCGGCCTTGACCTTCCTGGCCTGGGTGATCCTGTGCCCCTGCCCTGTCCTCTTGGGGATCGGCCCCCTGCTGCCCATAACACCCTCCTAATGGTGTGCTGTACCCCTATAGCATACCCGGGTGCTTGCCTTTTGGTCTATGCGCGCGCTTCGGTTTCGCCCACCCGTGGGCGCGGCGGGCCGCGTGTGACTGCTCCGCAGTCCGCTGCATGTGGTGCAGCTGGCACAGGAGCCGCAGGTTCCACAGGTCGTGCGGCCCGTCCGGGTCGATATGGTCCACGTGGTTTCCTGGGGCGCCACAGAAGACGCAGCGCCCGCCGTCGCGGCGGGTGACCGCCTGACGGGTCTTTCTCCAGCCTGGCGG